GAAATACTATCATACATATTCATCAATGCCTTTTGAATTTCTGGACCGTGTTTGCCTTTTAGGCCTTGATCCATCAAGTCAGCTCCATCATTGCTGTTGGCAATCTTTTCCATGAAATCTACTACTTCAGGACTTTCTGCTTCTTCAAGCCCTTCATCTCTTGGCATGTCAACGATATCACGCAGTCTTTCCATGTCCGTGCGCATTGGCATCATGTCTTGACTCACAGGGGCCGCAGCATTCATGCCTGCATTCTTCATCATGTCTATGAGATCTGATACATGATCCTTACCACTGGCATTGAGGTTTATGCTCATGCTCACAGGATTGCCTTGCTCCATTGGTGTAGGTGTTGGCATTGCACCAAGCTCATCTACCTGTGATTCCGTAAGCTCCTGCTTTTGGTTTTCAAGATCCGTCATCCTTTGGATCATGTCTTTCATATTCATAATTAGCTCCCTATTGGACTTTTTGTGTTTTCGCTGTTGTCTATGTCACGTGCCTCACCCTGTGGTGCACCTGCAGCAGGATCGTGCTCTCTTTCCTTGCGTGCAGTTTCTAATTCTTTCAGTAGATCCATTACACGATTGCCACCAACGTCTCCTTGGCTGGATTCACCGCCTAGTTCTTCTGTGGTAATCAGTGTTTCGTATGTGTTATCTTCTGGTTTTTCTTGGTATTCTTCTTGGCGCTCTTCTGGGTTGCGAACAATAATATGACTTTGATTGATATTGCAACACTTTCCAAGATATTCCTGCAGAACCTGTGTGGTAGTAGGATAGTTTACTTCAACTTCGTAGTATGTTACTTCTGTGTTTTGCAGTTGTGGAAAATCCAGTGGACGTTCCTGAATGGGTGTTTTTTTACCTGCGCCCATCTTAGCCACTTCAAACTTTTGAAGGGCAGTTTCCAATCTGTCTGCAAACTCTTCCGGCAGTTCGCCTGCCACGCCGATTTTGAATGGATAAACTTTTTTAGATTCTGTTAATATATCTACAAAACTCTTCATTGCGGATTCCCGTTATATTAGTTATTTATCTTTATCTAGGCCTTTAAGCTTCTCAATCAAGCTGTTGCGATCAGTAACAACGTATCCTTCACCTTGCACAATATCGTCATTTTCAGGCTTGCTGTCTTTGTCCATTTTTTCTTTTTTCAATTGCAGTTCGACCATTTTTAATTTTTTGTCTAATTTTGCTACCTTTGCATCCAGGCTTGTTTTCAACATGCCGCCTGCGACTTCAAATACTCTGCCCGAATAACGGCTTTCTACATTCATGCCCAAGTCCATGAGATCTTCATAGGCTGTCATGGCTTTGTCTGCAACTTCGTTAAGTTCTTTGTCTGCCATTTCGCCCAAACCTTTTACCGTGGGCAGAGCCTGAGATATCTTGTCAAAGTCCTCTATGTCTCTAAAAGCACGATCTTGTTGTTCTCGTACTTCGTTGGACTTATCTTCCTCGCGCTGATCTTTGCGCTCTTGTTTTTCCGCTTGCTTGATTACTTCCTTGGACTCTGGTAAATTCAGCAAGTCTTCTAGTTTTTTGGTCATTGTGATCTCCGTTATGATATTTATTTCATAAAATTATCGACGAGTTCCTTGATGAAATATATCTTTTTCGGTTATAATTCTGAATTTAACGCCTTGCTGTTTGCACCAGGCATTTGCCGCTTCCCACTTTGCTTGATTTACTATGAAATGTGCTTTGTTGTATTGACTGCGACCAAGTTCTTCTTTCACTGCTTGGTTGCTGGGTTTAACTTCTATAAGTTCTGCGTGTGTTTTGCCCTTTGCATCTTTGTAGGAAATAAAGAAGTCAGGCACGTATATGGTTTGTTTGCCACTGAGAGGATTTCGATATGGGATCTTTATTGCTTCACTTGCCCATCCCTCTACACTAGGATGTTCATCACAGAAACGCATGAAATGAAATTCCCATCCTGAACGATATGTTGGTTCTTTGTTGCCTAGATATTTTTCAGGGTTTTTCAGTTTGAATTTGCCCTGAGCAAACCTCGGCACATTAACCTCCTAAACCTTCTATGTTTCTGGCTTCAAAAGCATTTATGGTATTATTCACTGTGTATCCTATTGCGGAACTTTTTGACCTATTAAGATTGATAATTTGAGTAATAACATCGCTGAGCTGAACTTCATTTAGGCCTTTCAGTGTGTCAATCAATTGAAACACAGGAATATTTTGGATTTGCGCTTGCCGCAATAATATACTGCCGATTTCTTTAGCACTGGAGTCAGTAAATCCGCGTTTACGAAAGTATCCTATCAAGGCATCAAACTCATTGGTGTTTATGGGCAGTGTTTCTGTGTTACCCCGATTGAATACTTTTGATCTATCAAAATCTGTCATATACTATATTACCTATAAGTCTAATTGTGAACGCTCTGTTTCTAGCTCTGAGATTGCATTTGTCAATCGTTCTATGCGTTCATTGTTTGTTTGCAGTTGTTCGGCGGTTCTTGCACCTTCAAGATCCCCTCCGGGCTGACTTCTATCTCTAATCCTTTCAAAATTCCGCAACAGGGTTTGCTTTGAACGAATACTGGCATCTATCTGTTCTGCTCTCTGGGACGGTGTTGGTGGTGGATATAAATCCTCCAACGAAACTTCGCGGGTGGTTGTTTGGGCTTGTTTTTTCTTGGTAATAACATTAGTGGCCAACACCGCAGTTTTGATATTTTCCGGTTTGGATCTATCACTGCTGGTTGCCCGTGTAACCACCGTGGTTTTTATGGTAGTTTGTTCTTCTGTGCTGAGACTTTCAAACTCCGTTGAATTTGTGCTGTCAAAGCCTTCTACCTGACCGGTCAAAACGCTTTGTTGCACTAGCGTATCCTGCAACGCCGGATCAGCATCCAATTCGCTGGCTATCTCTTCTGGTGCCAAGGGGTCGGTAGTAAACAGCTGATTAAAACTTGGACTAGACGCAAACACATCGTTTGTCTGTGTGTTGTTTTTCACCGGTGGCAACGGTCCGCGTTCAGTTGCTAATTGTAATAGGTTAGCCGATGCAGGGCTGAAATCATTGATCTGTGCTCGCAGTGTATCTTCTGTGCGAGAGCGGAGATCTTCTCTGGTCACCGAAGATTGTGTTTGTTTTCCAAAAGGTTGCTCTGCACCATTTGAAATCAAAGGACTGTGCACTAAATCGTAGAATGTTTCACCGCTTCCGAAGTGTGTAGGTTCGCCCTGCTCACTTCTAATTGTTGCAGTATTGCTGTTTCCGTCTAATTCTGTGAGTATTTCCCCCTGATCATACAGCACTGCTTCGTATGCTATGTTGATTGTGTTTTCCATCATTCCGCCTGCGTCGGAGTAATCCAAGGTGTCATGATTCCATGCGGTTAGAATAGGGTTTATCAGTGTAAAGCTAAACCATTGTTTTCTTGCCAGCTGATATATCTTAATAAAATCAAAAAATGTATCTCTGCTTCCATTGTCAAGACCATATCTGTGTCTGTGTTCTCCGTATTTGTTTCGTGTGCCATAGTTGTTAGTGTTGTTGCGTACACCGTCTCTGTAAAAGTAATTGTAGTACTCTCGCAACATTGTTGTGGTTAGACCAGTGTTATCATCATGAAACACGCATCTGCATTCTTCGTAATCTATACGAGTTTGATAATTTTTCTTTCTGTTGTATTGTTGCTTGGTATCCACACTTACCTTGAATCCCGGAAGGTCAATGTTTTTCGCCAATACTCCTATTTCTTTTATCTGCTCTCTTGTTGTAGGTGCAAGTGTTCTTACTTCTTCGTCCTTAAGCACAAAAACAACATGGTATAGGAATTTGTTTTTTGGAGCCAACTGAAAGTTATTTGCCCTGAATAAATTCTGAGCATGCTGTGCATCTCTCAAGTGGTTAGCATCGTTTGGATTGTATCTCAAGCTCATATTGTATTTAGCCAAAAAAAACGGGGATAAAATAATCCCCGTTTGAATAGAATAATCTCAAGTAAGATTATTAGCCAGTTGAGTTTGTGCCTCTCACGTCTTCTGTGACCTGTCCTACACCTACATAAGCTCCAGCATTTGTGCCAAGCTGTACAGCATTGTCATACTGAATGCTCAGTGTAACTGTGACTGCTTCACTGGTAGCATACGCCAATGTGTTGTAGTTTGCACTTTCAATGAAGCATCCCTTCAGTTCAAATCTATCAAGAACAATAGGATCCTTGTTTGCGTTACCACCGTCTAAAATTTCAATCTTGGTGTGGAACTTGTAATCGCCACCTGATGCAGCACTAGCTTGCTCAAAGAAGTCGAACTGCTTCTGAAGCTGACTTCCGATTGATCTTTGCACATTATTGCTAGCATCTTCGCGCAATGTAAGCGTAATCGGGTCCCAAGTATGCTTACCTGCTAGATAAGTTCTTGAGTTATAAGCATCTAGTGTCATTTTTTCAAAGCTTAGATTTGGACGAGTAACGTCCACAACCTGTCTTTGAAGCACTTTCATGCTGTCGTCTACGTCAGCGCCGAAACGATCGAACGTCACCCTAAAGCGATATTGCAGCTTGGGCATCAACAGGGAAGAGTTAGCTTCCCCGTCGAACGGAACTGACAAATTTTGTAATGTTGTAACTGGCATTCTATTCTCCTAATACAAATGTATTTATGCTATAATTTTCCTTACCCTAGAGCGGCAATTTCCCCTGTGTTCTTAATGCGCAACGGAATGTATATGAATTCAATTGCTTTAACAGGTTCAATAGCAACATCTAAGTACAACTCATTTCTGTCAATTCTGGCAGGAGTGTTGTTGCTTTCATCGCACACTGTGATGAAATCGTACACCGCTCTCAGTCCTACTAGCTCTAGTAATAGGGCATCTGCCGCTGCCTTAACCTGTGCTCTTGTAGCCGCATCGTTTGGTTCAAACAGGTATGGTCTTGCAAGAATTTCAAGTTGTCTACGCAGGTAAACTGTGAGTCTTGCCACGTTTACTCTGTCAAGTGCACTTGCATTTCTAGCACGTGTCTTCTGTCCATACACTACTAACCCTGCACCTGTAATTGGTGTGATTGGGTTAATATTGTTTGAATACAATACATCACGCTGTCCTGTGTTCAATGCAGTGCTAACAAACTCGCCTTCGCTGCTGATGTAACCAGTTGCCGAAGCATTGCTAACTCCGCCGCGTCTTGTACCAGCTGGTGCAAACCACGGATAAGCAACCTGGTCGTTCAGAACGATTGTTCTCAGCGCCATATGACTTGAAGGAACAACCACATTGTTGCCTGCATTGTCACTGGTAAATCCGCTTGGATAGTAAATGCCAAGGTATTCGTCTCTGCTTACCAAACCATTGTCATTGTCTTCTGCAGCCAAATTAACATTGGTTGCCCAATCATTAAGCGAAGTTGCATCTGGTGTTAGTCTAAATGGTGTGTCACCTACAATAAATGCTGTCAGCTTTCTGTCAAAGTTAAGCGTGATCATTTCGCCAATCAGCTCTGGATACCCCGGGCAAGCCATCAAGTTAAAGAATCTACGCTCATCGTCGCGGATTTCTTGGTTGCTGTTGACTTCGCTCTGTAGAGCTTGTACAACACTCTTGCGCTGTGCCAATCTACCGAAAGTGCCTGAACCGTCCAGTTGATTACTGGAATCAGTTACCCAGCGATGTGGATAGTAACTGTCCATTGATTCGTCATTGAATCTAAAGTTGTCTTGGGCTGTGTTGATGTAATTACGCACGAAACGCTTAACATTGAATCCACTACGTCTTAGATTCCATAACAGCATTCCCTTTGGATACAGCACTGGATCAGGACAGTCTGGATCCACATAATCGCTTTCTAATAGCTCTGAAATATCAGCAGCCGCCGAATTACTACCAGCATCACTCCAGCGTGCATCATCAAATAGGATGCCGTTTTCTGTGGTTTGATCTGTTTTGTCTAGCAGTTGCCATTGACTCAATGTGCCATTCCAGCGATACACTGTTGGGAAGTTTTCCAAATCGCTGGTGTCAATCCATAAATCTGCATCTACCAAAGGAGAACCATCTGACTGTAAGCTAGGCTGTGAAGCACTGACAATAGGACCATTTGGATCTGTGTCTGTGTTTACATTTTTATAGCCTCTCCAATTAGTACCGTCATTGACCATTATGTCAACTTCGTCTATGATTGAACTATACCACAATTCGCCATCCGCTGTAAGTGTTAATGGCTCGTCGTCTGATGCTACATAGTCTAGCGTCTTCCAAAGTGTTGCTGTCCATGTACCTGCACTGTTGCTGTACAAATTCACAGTGGTTGAGCTATCGGTTGGGTCAAAAGGCACAAAGCCTAGATTGCTTAACTTACCGTCAATATCGTTGATTACAAAATCCCCGCCCAATCTATGTGTGATAACAATCCTATTTTGGCTATCAACGCTTGCCTGAACGTTTACAAATCCAGCACCGTTGATTGCTTGTGCAACTGCGGTTGCATCTGTCACAGTGCCTGTGGCATCAAATGTCACTGTTTTAGGAGCACCAAGTGTGGAACTTCCTTTTGTGGTTTCTGCAATGCTGAATGTTTGCGTTGATTCAGCAGTAGTTGAACCTGCAATTACCTTTGCACTCTGCACAGAAGTTGCACCGTTAGCTGCTCTACTGTATATCTTGTAGTTTGCTATAGCAGGTGTTTCTTCGTCTACATTTACCTTGACGTAAATTTCTCCAACATTTAGGTTTTCGCCGCCACCGCTTGTGTCAAGTGCCGCGATTGCCGCCGCATTAGAAGTGTAAATTGGAGCAGGAACCTGCGACCATAGCTGAGTATCTTCGCTGTACTCTTTGATATTGAAGTTCGCACCACCGTTTGGTTCTGTGGTCTTAAGCCATACACTGCCTGTTGGAGCAGGATCATTATCAGTTGACTTAAATTCTGGAACACTGGTGTGCGGAGCAATCGCCAAAGTAGGTGCTCTGTAAGTACCAGCAGTTAAACCTAGTGCATCAAATACGTTACCAGACGTATCGGCTATTTCTAGCTCACCACCGGTGGCTGTGCTGTCAACAAATAGTTCCAATGTGTTGGTATCAGTGTTGTGTGCTGCGCTAACACCTGAAACACCTGCACTGTTAATGTCTGATGCAATTTGCGTGAGCGATCCGCCTTGTGTAAGATTTACATCCGATCCGTTGAGCTCAATGATTGCACCGGTTGGTACTGAAGGTCCGCTCACTGTTGAAGTTACCGCAGGCCAGCTGCGCTTCCATTCGTCTGAGCCTACCTCTACCCAATCACCGCTTCTGTTTTTGTAAAATACACGATTCATAGTGTCAGTGGCATTTACTGCATAATCCCCTACAGTGCCTACAGCGCCGCTTGGAAAGTCTGTGTTGATCGCGTCAAGATCACTGGTTTCAGTGATAACAATAGTATTAACCGTTGAGAAACTCTGTCCACCTGTGGTTGTTACAGGTGCAGCATTCCACTCAAGGAGTCCAAAGCGTGTGTTCTGTGTATCAAACCAATAAGCACCATCTGCTGGTTCACCACCAGGAGCATTTGCGCTGGGCTGTAACTTGCCTAGATCAATATCTGCTCTTACCACAAATACCTGGTTGGTTACACCCAGTAATGAATATGCAGCTTGCAAGCCATACTCGTTTAGCTCGCCGCCGTGAATCATATTTCCGTTTGAATCTGAATAAAATGTTGGATCGCCGAATAGATCTCCAAGATCTTTTTGACTGGTAAGCAAGAAAGGTCTTCCTGCATTTGCTTTTGTTGTTCCCTCAGCAACTCCCGTACCGCCTGCATTCAGCTTGTTCTCTGCTGATGCTACAAATATCATTGGTACTGTACCAGGGGCTGCGGGCGTGTAGAAACTCTCGTCAATTACGTTGACTTGTACACCCGGTGATACTAATGCCATCATTTTTCTCCTTAAAGGTTTTAATACTAACGTATTTATTAATATCTGAATAAATTCTCCGGTTAAGACCGCCGGAAAAGGGACCGAAAAGGTATGCTAAATAGTTTTATGCGTCCATTATGTGTTTGTAAACAGCGTCCAGCGGCAATAAACTACCACAAAGATGGTAAGACATATTATAGAAAGATGTGCGAGTCTTGCCTGAGGCATGGCAATGTAGGCCACGGAGTTCCTAGATGGAAGTTAGCGGGATACGAAAAGAAATGTCAGTGTGAAAAGTGTGGATACAACAGCAAGCACGCAGAGCAGTTTGATGTGTATCACGTAGACGGGGATTTAAACAATTGCCTGCCGCACAATTTGAAAACCATTTGCGCAAACTGTCAACGCATCTTACAGAAAGAAGGCAGTCGTTGGCGGCAGGGAGATCTTGTGCCAGACTTCTAGCAGTCGCCGTATTTTTCTAAACGAGCGATTTCACTGTCAATATAAAATCTGATCTTTTTGGCATCACGCAGTCTGGGAGAATGTTCCAC